GATAGCATCTGGATCTGCAAGAGTTGGTAAAGCATATCATAAAACTGCACGTAAAAATGCAGAAGCTATTTTAAAGAATGGCATGTCTGCTAGAGAAGCAAATGGACACAGTGATACTTTTGGATCTGGATTATCTGGTAGTAATTCAACTGAACAATTATACAGAGCTACGTTTGCAGTTACTTCAATTGGAGCAGCTAGAAAATTAGATCAATATTTTGATTTTGGTGATGATCCTGTTATTTTAGAAATAAATGGTAAGGGATATGACTGGATGCCGGATCCTTTGATGCCACCTGACATGAAGTCAGTGTTTACATATGATGATATTAAGGCGGAAGATATTAAAATAAAAGAATAGAACTATGAAACATATTAAATTATTTGAACAATTTATAAATGAAGGTTTTGATAAGCCTTTACATAAAAAGATATTGAAATTCATTGAATCTACTAAAACATATATGGATGTTTATGATGAAGACAATACTGAAGAAATCTTGTTACAAACAAGAGAAAATGGTGATGTCGGGTATGAAGAAGCTGGTGATAAAGATATCGCAGAAGCCGAAAGAGTTCAGAAGCTAATTAAAAAGAAATTCCCAGATTTAAGGGTTAGTATTGAAGAAGTTGATGAATGGGTACACTTAAACATTTTAGGACCTAAAGTAACACAATACAGATACAAATTCCGAAAAGCAGATCCAGAAACAGGCTCAGGTTTTTCTGAAACTTTTAATACATTTGATGAGATGCTTAAAAAACGAAAAACATTTGTTGATGGTGTTAATTGGAAAGATGTTAAAAAGAAGTTAGATAAAATAACAGACTATCCAGATAACTTATTTACTGGCTGGCACTCTAGTGATAGAATTGTAATATCTAAAGCTGGCGATAAAGATAATGACTGGGGTTATGACTTTTATGTATATAAATTAAAAGGCGAAGAATAATGGGGCGTATTAAACTATTTGAAGATTTTATCAATGAAGCTGAAAAGGCTAAAGGTGATAGAGGACCGATCGATAATGAAGCCATTGAGACTGGGCTTAAGAATAAGGCCAAAGAGACTGGCGTACCAATTGGTATTCTAAGAATTGTGATGAGACGTGGAATGGATGCTTGGAATAGTGGTCATAGACCTGGAGTTGGACAAGAACAATGGGGATATGCAAGACTTAATGCTTTCCTAGAAAAAGGTAAACCAACATGGGGTGGATCTGATGCTGATGTTGCAAAAGAGGTAAGAGATGGTGGTTATGATAAAAAACTACCCTATAAATTTGATTAATATGAGACGAGTAAAACTATTTGAAGATTTTATTGCCGAAAAGGGCAAGAAGCCACAGTCTGTAAAACAGAAAGTTAAAGGACTTAATAAAAAGATTAAGAAAGCCTTTAAGAAGAAAGAAGACCTAGTTNATAAAACTAAAGANNTTGATGCTGCTCAAAAAGATGGTAAGGCTGAACCTTCTGATAAATTACAAAAACTTTTAATCAAATCACAGATTAAATCTNCAGATATTGATGCCAAAAAGACTCAGGCAAAACAACAAGAGTTAGTACTTAAAGCAAAGGTTAAAACTGCTAAAGAGGCTGAGAAGGCTAAAAAAGAAGTGGCTAAAGAGAGTCTTATTATAGAGGCAGAAGAAACTTATAATGATTACCCAGCAGCTGCTAAGAAGAATGCACAAAAGGCAATTGATTGGAAAGAGAAATATGGTAGAGATGAAGTTGATGCTGGAACTCCAGTTGGATGGGCGAGAGCTCACCAATTAGCCAAAGGTGAAAACCTATCTGCTGATACTGTTGGTAGAATGTCTGCATTTAATAGACATAGAAAGAACTCTAAGATTTCAGCTGAGTATAAAGAGACACCATGGAAAGATAAAGGTTATGTTGCATGGTTAATCTGGGGTGGAGATGAAGGTGTTGATTGGGCAACTGAAAAAATGAAAGAAATCAAGAGATAAATATACTCTAATATTAATAAAATATAATTAAAATAAAACATATAATGAAACACATTAAACTTTTTGAACAATTTGTAAATGAGGATATTAAAATTAGAAAGAGTATTTCAGAAGAAAAGGCTAATGAATTGCTTGATTTTCTAAAACAGGCTATCGGTAAAAAATTAAACTGGAAAGAGTTTTCAAAATGGCACGGTGGTGCTGCTCAATTAGGTAAAAAATCACCAGCACAAAAAAAGTTCTTAGAAGACAATTTTGAATGCGAGATTACAGATGTTACAATGCGCTACGATGCTGATCGTAAATATGCACAGATTGCAATAGTATCTCTACAAAATGCAAAATGGCATACTAGCCGCAATTTGGATCTTGAACTTAAATTATATAAAGATGACCCTAATTGGACACCAAAGGAAGGCGATACTAAAGACAGGGCTTTAGATTCAGGTCTTTTTAGATACCATTGGGAAAAGCAATTCGACAGATTTTCAGATATAACTAGAATAGGTCGATTCGGCGTTTAAATAAAATAACTTAATAAAATGAAACACGTCAAACTCTTTGAAGAATTTATTACTGAAAACAATACATTTACTGGTGATGAGGTAGCTCAATATATTGAGGATATTACACCAGAAGAAAGCGATGTTCCAGATTATTTCATTGATAAATTTATTAAGCCAAATGACGGTTGGGAGCTTAAAGAAATTAAACTCAAGGATCTACTTAAAGACAGAGACTTTAAGGAGTATTATAATTCAGGCGAAGAGAGATATGATGAATATGAAGTAGATCCGGATGATTTATATAATGACCTTGTAGTTTACAAAGGTACATTATTAGATGGATATTCAAGAGCATCTAAAATGTTACGAGACGGTGAAAAGACTGCAGGTGCATATGTTCTTGAAAGTCAGAATAAGTAAGATATATAATAAAAATAAAATATTAAAGCAATGGCTAGAACAATACTATCATTCGAAGATTACAATAATCAAATTAAAGCTGCCCAGGTTGAAGAAACTGAAGATGTAGAAGTTTGTGAAGTTTGTGATAACGACCCATGTACATGTGAAACAACAGGCATGGAAGAAGACGAAGAAGACGAAGAAATCGAAGATGAATCTGAAGACGAAGATGAGGACGATGACGAAGATGAGGACGATGACGAAGATGATGACGATGACGACGATGATGGCGATGACGACGATGATGAGGACGAAGACGAAGATGAGGAGGATGAAAAAAAGGAAACAGTATCTGAGTCTATAAAAAAGTGTTATGAAATGGCAGTTGATGAGGCATGTACTTATGAAGGTGATGATTACCCAGAACATACTGTAGAAACATACATGAAAGAAATGGCTTCATTAAACGCATCAATGGCTGCTGAAACTTTCGAGAAAGCTTGTTCTAAAGTTAGAGAAGGTGATTTAACAATTGAGATGTACGAGGCTGCTTGTAACGAAATGAAAGATACTTTTGCAAAAAGAATTGACGAGCTTAAAGAGGCTTGGTCTGCAAAATAAAACTAAGTTAATTTAAGTATCATCGAATTAAACTTTTAGAAAGGTCCATGTATAATACATGGACCTTTTATATTTAAAAAGAATTAATTATGCCAAGAATATCAGTAGATAAAGTCTATATGCAAATGGCCTATCAAACAGCTAAGCTTAGTTATGCTGAGCGAAGACGCGTAGGTTGTATTATTGTTAAAGACGAACAAATAGTCTCATTCGGCTATAACGGAACTCCACATGGATTTGATAATAAGTGTGAAGAGGACGACAATAGATTTTATGAAAATCCAGACGATGCTCTAGATTTAGTAGAACAAGGATTTACATGTGACAATGGGTGTTGTCATAAACCAGATGCTATTACTAAAAAAGAGGTTCTACATGCAGAATCAAATGCCATTACTAAATTGGCAAAATCTACAATGACTTCAAATGGAGCTGATCTTTATACTACGACTGCTCCTTGTTTTGATTGTGCAAAGCTTATTATTCAAGCTGGAATATCCAGGGTATATTATGCAGAAGATTATAGAGATATGAGTGGTGTTACACTACTAGAAAAGGCTGGAATTGTTGTAAATGAAGTTATATGCTGGAACGAACTGTAGTTCAAATTATAGACCAGGCACTAGAGTCTGGCACTTTTGGAAAGGATTTTGAATTTAGAAATGGCCAACGAGAAATTGTTGAGGCTATTTGCAATGCATACCTTGAAGACCAAGAGGCAACTGTAGTGGTTGACGCTCCAACTGGAGCTGGTAAATCTTTGATCGCAATGTGGTCCTCATATGTTCTTAAAGAATTAGGAAACACAGGTTATCTTGTTACAAGTGATCTTTCACTGCAAGACCAATATGAAAGTGACTTCTATANATTAGGCCTAAGATGGCCTTCAGTTCGTGGTGTTGACAATTATGAATGTAGTGTAAACGGTTTACCATTTAGCCTTGGTGATTGTAAGCTCAAGGGTATGGGTTACGAGCAAGCTGAGAAGCTTAGTTGCTATAGCTCATGTGAATATCTCCAGAATAGAAAGCGTTCCATAGAGCAACCTGTGGCACTCTTGAATTATAGCTTCTGGTTAATCCAAAGAAACTATGTAGAAGACAGAATGCTACAAGATGGTAGAGAGGTTCCATTTAAACAGAGAGATTTTGTCTTCTTTGATGAAGCACATAAAGTTGATGAAATTGTACAGGGTCATTTTAGCCCTAGGATTGATATTGACATTACAGATAGATTTGGACTTGCTAATAGATTTATACAGAAGCAGGGCATTGGCACTCCAATACAAACCCTAGGAAGTATTAAGGCTATTGTAAATAGACTACTAACTGAAAAAAGTAGACCAGCTCTATTTGAAGCAATGCAAGATTTTAGAAAGGTAGCTAAGGTTTATCGAAAAGCAGCACAAATTACAAAAGCACAGGCTGGTAAAAGATTTAAGAATAGAGAAGTACCAAGAGATTGGTCTACTGCATTAACCACGTTCGACCGCATTAAGGATGTCTACTGTAAATTTGATGACTATGTTGCCTTAATCAAAGAAGTTGGCATAGAAGCCATGGTAATAGACCAGTCGGAAGAAGAGGCTAAGTTTATGTGTGTGGAAGAGAGTCAAATGGTTAACAAATACTTACACGAAAAGGCTGGCTTTAAAGTCTTTATGAGTGCAACTATTGGAGACCCTAGAGCCTTTGTAAAAATCATGGGTATTAAGAATGCTAAATTTATTAGAGTTCCAAATGCATTTGATTACGAAAAGTCACCAGTGGTTTTTGTTAATAGACACAAGTTATCATTTAGAGAAAGAGAGGCTAGTCTACCTAAAGTTGTAGAAATACTAGATCAGATTATAAGTAAACATAAAGGACAACGTGGCGTAATACACACGGGCTCTTATATGTTTTCAAACTATATTAAACAGAATAGCAAGCATACATTTAGGCTAATGGATTATGATTCCTCTAAAGAAAAGAAAGGAATTATAGAAGTCTTTAAAAAGAAAGAAGATGGGATCTTGATGGGACCTTCACTTTTAGAAGGCCTGGATTTAAAGGATGATATTAGTAGATTCCAGATCTTTTTTAAAGTACCTTATCCTAATTTAGGAGACCCTTTAATTAAAGCAAAGATGCAGACCTCTAATGAATGGTATGATTGGAAAACTGGAATCTCTATAATGCAAGGTGTTGGAAGATCAGTAAGAAGTAAAGATGATTGGGCAGTGACCTATATTCTGGATGCTTGTTTTGGAAGCTTGATAAATAAACAGGGATTCTTTCCACCTAGCTTCAACGAACGTATTAAAACTATTAAATAAACATATATGGGATTTAACAAATTAATGTTACCGGAGATTGATTCACTTAAAGAATCACTGATGCAAATGGGAAATGAAGAGTTTGCCAAGTATTGGGTTCGAAGATACTCTAAAGCAGATGCAATCATAGGTTCTACTGAGTCATCTAACTTTATTAAACAATTTATAAATATGGAGTATAATGATAGTACAGAGGCTGATAAAAAAGCTACTAAATAGAAATAAGATGACTGAAGTTAAACAAGACGAGACATATTATGTTTGGATTAAAACCGAACGACTAGGAGATATCGTACAGGTTGATACAAGTAAAACTGAAGCTAATTGGATTAATTTTACCGATGGTACTAGGATTAACCCTTCACTGATTAAAGAAATGTTATTGCCAGCAAATACATTAGAACAGGCTCAAAATATCTCTAAGGATTTTGGTGGTATTGGTAATACTACATCACCAAAACCAGAAGTGATTGCAGCTCCAAAGGCAGTTCCAGTTCAAGTGGTAGAAGAAAACCAGCCAGCTGAAATTAATGTGATGATGGAGATGCTTAGAAAAATGAGCAAGAAGAATATTGCAGAAATGACAGTTGGTGTTAATATACCATCCGCACAAGTTTATGAACTACTCCAAGATCAAATGGACTTGGACGCTGAAGATCTTAATGAACAAATTGGGCTACTAGTAGAAAGCCAGATAAATAATATGAAAGAAAATCTAAAAGAACAGATTACCAATTTTATCACTAATTATTATAAATAATGGAAAAACAAAAACAACAATTACCTCCTAACAGGAGAGTGCGTAGAATGCAAATGAGAGAGGCTGGAATTCTTAAAGCCCTTTCTAAATTACCTTGGAACCATCCAGTGAAAAGACAGATCCAAGCTGAAAATTTAAAGAATGGTGCAAGAATTCAACAAATGCACGCTGATGTAAACGACGCAAGAATAGCTTCAGCATTAGAGTCTAGGTTGGAATCTGCAAAAGCAGACTGGATTAAGTTTGGTTACAATAAAGAAGAGATGGCTCTTTTAGAAGAGGCTTGGGCACTTAACAATGTAATAGATAAAGCGACTAGAAAGGCAGATCGCAAACAAGCAAAAGAATTAATGGCTAAAGCTAGAGAAAGCTTTAACGCTAGAAACTAATACTTTAAATTATGATTACAATTAGTATCGAACCAGCTGACAATGGTCTTATTAAATTCTTGATTGATGATAATGTCAATGGAGGTGGAGAAGAGCATGTTAGTAGAAAGGTTTATGAATTTGACGGTGCTAATGGTAGATCTAATCAAGTTAATTTTTTAAGAGAATTAATATTAGACTTAGGTCTAGATACTGGAACTGATCTGGAACCTAATAAATTAAGTTTAGCATTGGATTGGGGTAGTCAGTATAAGCCATCGCAAGAGGAATTAAAAATAAAGATTAAACAACTTGAAACCAGACTTAGGATGTTTAAGGCATTAATAGAAGAATGATATTAAAAGTTGAAGGTGTATGGTGTAAAACACGAACTGAATTTGAGAGGCTGTCTAAATCAGATAATTACGATTTAGCAGTCTCTTATTTTGACGTATTCAATAGGTTAGTCAAAAGTGACCCCTATAATGAAGAGCCTTCAGATTTGATTATATCACTCTATATTAGAAAAATGATTAGTAAGGCAATTGAGAATAATGATGGTAGTTCTCATATTAAAATGATTTATATGTTTAAGGATTTAGATTCTAATACTGTAGTTAATTTTAAAAGCTTTATAGAACAGATTATTAATTCACCATGTGAATTAAATTTAGTAATAGTTAATAGATGCGACTATCCAAAGAGAGGCGTCCTTAGTAAATTTGATAGTGTAAAATTTATAGACAATGATTAAGCATAAGCTCTTTGCAAAAGGTGATACAATACATGCTCTAATCTCAACAACACAAAACCCAAACATTTTATTTCCAGTAAGAGCATTAATTTACGATGTTAAATTTAATGACATCAATCCTCAATATCAAATTAGGATTAAAAATCTCTATGATAATATTTACTTTCTAAAGCATTATATGTTTGGTGGTAGGTTTATTAAAAACTTTGATAATAAAGACACTAAGATTAATGTAAAAAGAGAAGGTTATTCTAGTGTTAAGCAAGTTGAAGACGAAATCTTTAATGGTAAAAATTGGAAAAGCTATTTAATATTAGTAGATTCTGTTTTTTGTACTAAAACTAGAGTTGAACAAATTGAACTCTTTAACAACATAAATACATTCCACGTTCAAGTAAAATTAAAAGAACTTTATGAGCTTACAAATAGGTCAGCCTATAGTAAAGGTAAGTTTTACTTTCATACAAAAGGCGAATATATAAAAGCAGTTGAGAAGTTCTTAGGTGAACGATATCCTAGAGATGAAAAATGGATCGATGATTTATTACATAGACCAGACGCATCTGAATTAGATGGCGCGGAATGGGTCTAGTATAATATCCTACCATAAAACTAGGATATATATTAAAAATAATAGCTAAGTTTAATGTCATATAAGTTTCAAGGTCAAAACACTGATACTGAGCAGCCAGATGGTACTTTTACCGGGTTCGTCATGATTGGGCCTGATGGTGGAGTATTTTTTGGGCAACATTCTGAAGTATTGGAAGTTGATTTAGGTGCAAGGACAATACCGCCAGTAAAGTTAAAGTATTGGACTGGAGCCCCTGGATGGGACCCTACTTTAGTTAATAAAGTTCCATCTACAAATACAACTGGACTTGACCGTACACAGGCTAAAGCTGCTAGATCTCAAACTAGGCAACGTAAGAAAGAAAGGGCTGAGATGTTGAAAACAGCGAATATCAAAGGGTATCAGCCTTCACCAGGTCCAAGTAAAACTCCATTACCTGAAAAGGCACCAGTTGCAGAGGCAGCTCCTGCTAGTAAGGAAAGTATATACGGTAACAATTTTATTCAATCACAAAAGTTTGAGGATAANGACAAGGGTTCTATCCACGCGGGAATGGGTGTACGAAGTAAATTTAATGCTTGGTCTCTATTTAAGTTTTTAAATCAACCAGGTGTTACAGACCCTAAAGATGTTACAAATCATGGTTATAATAAAGCTGTAGTTAATGATGATATTATTAATCCAACTGCTAAGAGGATTATTGTTGATGCAATTATGAAAGATTCTTTAAGCTATAACTATTCATATGCTGATTTTGCTGCTACTGAGCATTTTGGTCAAATCTCTAATGATTACTTAGTAACACTTAGAAGATTTGCTTATCCAGTACCAGATGATATTATTAATACTAAAGATTTTAAGAAGGGTAGTTCACAGCCAGTTGATATTACACAACCAGATTTAGCAAGAGCTCTTACATGGATGTCTCCGGCATTAGGAAATGATATGAAGAATGTACTTGCATTCGGTACTAAATTCAACTGGAAAACTGAAGAGTCTAAAATGCAAGAACTATCAGGTGGTACTGCTGCTAATAAAAGAGGTGTATTGGGTGCTAAGATTGATGGTAGTAGTCTTATGTCTGCTGTGGAATCTGGTGTTAATGGCTATAGTGCAGATGCTGCCGCTAGAAAAAAGTCCAGGGGAGATGGTTATGATGCAATGAGTGCAACCTATCCAAACCACGTATATGGACCTCTTAATGTAATTAAAAAAGTACTTGTTCGTGAGCAAGGTCTAGAGTTTGACCAGTCTTTCGAACTCAATTTCTATTATGACTTAAAGGGAACATATACTACAAGCCCTAAGGTTATGTTTATGGATGTTATGGCAAACCTTTTAGCACTTACATATAATAATGCTCCATTCTGGGGTGGTGGTGCTAGATGGGTCGGTGGATCTGGGTCTAGTTCTACTGGTAAACCATTTGGTGACTATGAAAAATTAAAGAATGGTGACTATGCTGGATTTGCACAGTCAATTGTTACAGGTATAAGTGATAAATTTTCAGCAGGTGCTGCGGACTTAAAGGCCGGTGTAAATGGTATACTTAATAAAGGTCTTAATGGAATTGGAGATTCTAAAATATTGGATAACGTTATTGGTGGTGGTCTTATGAAGCTACTAGGTGGCGGTGGAGCCCAGGGTGGTCAAACTGCTGCTGCGTTCTTAACTGGAGATCCAACTGGACAATGGCATTTAACAATTGGAAACCCAATGGCACCAATTATGGTTTGCGGTAACTTAGCACTTGAAAGTTCTAAGATTGAATTTGAGGGTCCTCTTGGCTATGAAGGCTTTCCAACTAAGCTTAAATTAACAGTTACACTTAAACCTGCACGTCCAAGAGATAAAGGTGAAATTGAGAGCATGTTTAATGCTGGTAAAGGTAGATTCTACTTAACTCCAGATACTCCAGGTGCTAGAGATCTTGATGATGTTGTTGATGTTTCACAATACGGTAACAAAGATAAAAAATTAAAGAGCGGAATGGCCGACAGAATTTCGGACATGTCTTCAGGATAATATTATGGATTTAAAAAGTATTATAAACAAGTTTACCGAAGGCGCAAAATTACTTCTGGTCCAACCTACAATGTTCTTTAGAGAGCTTGGTGATGTTTCACTTAAGACGATACATACTGTAACTGAAGATGAAGCTGGGCGCCCAGATTTAATTGCTGATAGGTATTATGGCGACCATAGAATGGTTGATATCATCCTGAAGTATAATAATATTTCGGACCCGTTCTCTATTGATGAGGGTGAAGAGATTAAAATACCAAAGCCTTCTATAGCGTACTATAGATTGGATAGGCCGAAGTTTGCTGAAAGTACTAATGTTGTTAAGAATCAATTTATAGATACAAAGAGGCTTACTAAGAAAGACCAAAGAAGAGTTGAAGCGCTTAAAAAGAAGTATGGTAAAGATGAATTATTGCCACCGAACGTAATTCCAACTGGTAAGAAAACTTATGAGTTTGATGGTGGTTTAATTAGAATGGGTAAACAGGCACAAACAGCTCCTGTTACACAATCAACGACTCTTGCTGATATGGCTGCTGCAAATGCTGCAGGTGGTATTAACCCAGCTCCAGAAAATGCAGTAGATCTACTTAATGTCTTAGATGCTAATGGCGTTAACGATACTAATATAGGTGCTAATGATACTAATATAGGTGCTAATGATACCAATGTAGGTGCTAATGATACCAATACAGGTGCTAATGCAGACGTTACTGGTGGAAACAACTTTGACGGTGGAAACCCACAGGGTACTAATACTAATACAAATAGCGTGGATCCAGATTCACCTTGTTCAAAATAATTAAACTATGGATTTAGATCAACACATATTAGCTGTAGTAGAACCGGCAATTGACCCAACTCCAATTGAAATAGTGGATGTTGGTGAAGAGGAAGATGGTGGTGATAAGCAAACCAAGACCGTTGGTGCTGTAATACCTTCTATCCAGATTAATAAATATTTATTTGGAGATAAAGATATTGCTAGTTGTGATATTAATATGGATGGTATCTTACCGGAAGTTGATATGGAACTTATTGATAGGAACGATGCGTTTGGAAGTGACTATTCACCAAGAGATGGCGATTGCGTAACAGTCTTTATTAATTCTAAAAACGTAGATACGTTTAAGACTATCCATATGGATTTTGAAATTACAGATATTTCTTCTGAAGGAACCAGTGAAGGTGGCTATCCTACACTTCTAGTTTCAGGTATTTGTAAAGTTCCTAGATTATTTGCTGAGGTTTGTAGAGAGTTTCCTAATGGAACTTCGTTGGACCATTTAGAACTTATTGCAAGAGATCTTAAACTTGGCCTAGCGACAAATGTTGATACTGCAGATGATTCAATGCAGAGGCTACAGGCATATACGCCAACATCTGATTTTATCAAATCAATTGTTAGCTCTTCTTATATTTCAGATGATTCATTTCAAAAATATTTCATTGACCAATATTATTATCTAAACTTTATTGATGTTAATAGAGTATTTAATTCTGTGAATGGTTCTATTGAAGAGCTACAAGAGTCGCTTGCTAGCATGTCATCTAGCGTTGCCGAAAAGGGAAGCGAGGATGAGACATCAGATAATATACCTACTAAATTAATGTTAACAAACCACCAGGACCATAGAAGTTCTAATGCTTATATTACGAGCTTTAGGCTTGTTAACAATTCAAATACTGTTAGCCTTGAAAATGGATATGAAAGAAATGTTTCATATTACGATAATAATAATCCGGATCAAAAACTACTAGACTTTAACATACAACCACTGGTTAGCGAAAACTTACAAGAAATTGAAGAGCCATTGAGAGGTAGAAAGGGTGAAGATACTTATAAGGAACAGGTAAAATATAAGTATATGGGTAGAATGAATGCTGGTGAAGATGGTTTAGGTAACGTGCACCCAAATGCACTTTATAGTACTTTAAGTAACATTCAAAATAGTGCAGAATTAAATAAAATGTATTTAGTTGTTGAGCTTGAAGAATTTAATCCTAGCATATATAAATATCAAAAGCTACCAGTTATGATTTACAAATATGGTAGCAGTCAGATTGAAGCATTAAAGGTTACTAAAGAAGCAAAAAAAGAACTGGATTTAGATACCGAGCCTATTAAAAACGTTAATAAAGCTGAAGTTACTAACGAGGAGGAACCAGATCAAATGTTAGATACATTCTTAAGTGGCTATTATGTAATTGGTAATATTAATTATAAATATAGTGTTGATGGTGGTTTGACTCAAGAGGTTACTCTATTAAGAAGAGAGTGGCCGGCTAGACTTAACAACTTAACTGACTAAAGATATTACATCTTTATAAAAATAGAATATATAATTAATGGAACTAAAGGGTATAGAATATTTTAAAAAAGGCACACAGATACGTAAAGTCAATGAGGACCCTACGTATTTAAGCTTTTTTATGCTTTTTAATACTGGTGATTCTAGTGCTTCACCACTACTTCACCCAACTAAAGGTGCTATTGAATATTTTGAAAATATAATAGGCGGTGAAGAAGGTGCTAAGTATGCAGCTAAAGTTAAAGACTTCCAGAAATTATTATTAAAGATTAATAGAGAAATGCCTTGGTTTTGGCAAGAACTTGCTGGCCTAGACCAGGTAATGACATATAATAACATGGCCGACCCTTGGTGGGGTAAAGATAAAAAGATTGAGATTACATGTCTTGAAGAAAACGTTGAGCTAATGTCAACTACTCTAATGAAACTCTATAGAGATTTTAGTTTTGATTTTACGCGTTGGGTTGAAGTTTTACCGGAAAGACTAAGATTTTTCCAGGTTGATATTTTTGTAAGTGAGGTAAGAACATTCCAACAAAAAATTACAGATAGGGAAAAAGGCCTAGATGGTAAAATACCACAAGATATTGGCATTGAAGATCAACCTGAGGAATTGGCTCCGGGATTAAATGCACAAGCTAAGCCATTTATACATGTGCAATTAGGACGTTGTATATGGGATATGGATTCTACTAAAGAAATTTTAGGTGACTTAAATAAGAATCCTGAAATGAAAAAGACAAAATTAGGATTTACTTTTAGAACAGTAAGAACTCCAACATATGGGTCTGGTTTAAACTTAGGTATTTCCGATGATGAATTGGTTATACCTGAAAGAAAGCAAGAACCAGCAAATGTTTACGATCCAAATTCTACACTACCTGGCCAAACAGCACCTGGAAATTCAAATCCACTTAAGGATAGACTTGGTGCTGCAGCAAAAGGTAAAATGAATAAGTTAAAAGACCGAGCAATGGGAACTGTTGCTCAAGTATCTAATATAGTAGATGGGCTTACGCCCGGTGCCCTTGGAAATGCACACGGAGCCCTTTTAACTGGACCTCTTGCTAATGTTGCAAATCAAATTGGAGAGAATCTAACTGCTAAATTATTCTTGGATAATGTATATGGTGTTAATACTGCTGGGACTATTGCAGATGCAATTACACAAGGAAGTATTAATGGTTTAATAAATGCAGCAGGACAAGTAGCCGCTAATATTGGTGGTAATAATAAAGGCGGAGGCTCAATTAGCCCTAAACAAGTTTACGATAGAATTGCGCCAGATACAGATGGTCCAATTAGCCCTAAGAAAGTTTATGACCCAAGTGCACCAGATGTAGATGCACCTATAAATGATAACGTATATGAATAAAGACGAACTTTTTATAGATAATGTTAGAGATAGCCATTGGTTAGGAGAAGTTGTTGTTAATGCAGATCCGTTAAGTGATGGAAGATGTCGTGTTAAGGTATTTGGTAAATTTGACCAATTACCAGATGATGCTATTCCATGGGCAACTCCAATGAATAGAGACCATGTTGGTGCACATGCAGTTCCAAGAGTTGGTGATATTGTAGCAGTTCGTTTTGATAATGGTAACATCTATCATCCAGAATACTGGTTTCAAATAGACCAGAATACAGAATTAAAAGAGGATATACTTAATGCGTCTGATGCTCCACATGATGTTATAAGTTTAGTCTATGATGCTGAAAGAAATTTAAGAATATATCACTCACCGGAAGATGGTCTTGTCATCACGCGTGGCTCTGGCGCCAAGGAGCGACCTCTTATTCAAATTGATGAAGAGGGATTTATTAAGATTTCTACAGATGCTAAAATATTTTTAGATGCTGGTGATATATTTGTCTCTAATACTGGAGAGGGTGGGGCAGATGAAACTGAACCTGCAGTTAGAGGTCAATCTTTGCAAGACTGGTTACAGATGTGGTTAGATGATTATAATACACATATTCATCCAACTGGAGTTGGTCCTTCTGGACCTCCAATGCCACCAACGCCAGCCCTAGTTGCAAAACTATCTAGTACTCATATTGATTATCAACAAAAAGGAAAATAAACATGCCCGCACTTTGGCCACAATTTATTGCAAATGTAAGCACTAGTATAGCCGGACAGGAGTTTAAAAATCCAGGGGCTATTGCTAACGACCCACCGAGAATTGGAAGTGAGAACAATCCTAATTTTGGAGTGGACTATATACCATTGGTAACACCAAGTGGTAGAAGAGACTTTGGCGAAATGGTTGCTAAAGAATATATTAGTGCGATTAAAACTGCACAAACCCCACTCGGAGCCACTCATAATACAATAGGACCAGCCGACCAAGCACTTATACTTGCTTATGGTGAAGCATTTGAGAGACTTTACCGAGATGGCGATCTAGATCTTATTGACACTAAAGATGCTGATGGTAATATTATTAAGGTTGGTAAAGAAAGTAGTGAAGCATTTGCAGATTTATGTCCAGATCCAATTGAAGTGCCAGATCCAATTGAGGAAGAAAAGAAACGTAAGAAGAGGTTTAATGCCTTTCTAGAAAAGTATAAGACAGACTCGGAGATGAATTTACATAAATTTATATTCCGTGAATTTCACTGTATTGAAGATGGCCAACCACAAGAAGAAGTTGAAAAACTATTTGCTACTAAATTAATTAGAGAATTTGAGGCAATAGGTAGCGCTGCTGATAAAATTAAATATTATGATTGGGTAATTAGATTGGGTAGCTCAAAATATGAGGAGAAGACATCCTCGTTTTATGTTAGTGAATTTATAAGTAGAACAGATGGAGACTATCCATTCTTTAATTTGAGATCTAAAGTTGTGGCCGATATTATAGCCGCTGGTTATAATAACCCTGGTGAATTAGTTGACAATGTGGTTAGCCTAGTTGTAAACGCAGTCGCCAATGCATATCCTGAATATACCGAGCAAATATTTACAGGTAATTATATAAATGGCGAAAAAATATATGAAGAAGTTGAAGTTATAGATATTAATGATAGGATTTTAAGAGGCGCTCAGGTGCCAATTGAGACGCCATGGCCATATGACCCGGATGAAAATCCAGAATGCCCATTATCATATAATAAAATACAGGTTGCTTATGATGTTGATGATACTAGACCTAAAATTTTAACAAGTGATGTAATTGCATTCTTTTCATATGATGCAACCACAGTTAAGGTTTATGATTATGTAGGGGATAGAGACGAATGGTATACTTATTACAAGAAAGACGGGACTTATGTTGATAATAAGTATAATGAAATTGAGTATAAAAAAAGATGGTTAGGAGTTCCAAGTGTAAGTTCAAGTGATACTCTAGAAACTTTGGAACAAAAGATAAAACTACCAGCAGCTGGGACTCTATTTAAGTTTAATGTACAATATGCACTTGATGTAAAAGCTGCTGCAGATGAATGTGATGCAAATGAAGTAGAACCGGACATTGATTATGATTATCCAAGTGGAGATCCTTATGAAGAGTTGGCAGCTGCTACAATTACTTATTGGTACTCGCATTTAATACAGCCATTTAAGCCAATGCCAGCAATGGCGCCAGCATTAGTTTCACAACCACTCGGTGGGATTTATATTCCAATCTATTATGGAAGCCGAACTAGATTGGCCAAAGGTCTAAGAAGGGCTCTAAACAGTGGTAAGTCTTTTGATAAAGTACCAGCAACACAACCACCAGCAGTAACTATTGCTACTGCATTGGCAGCTGTATATGCTCTACATTTATTAGAATTTAAACTAATATACCTTGGAGGTATTCCAGTTCCACTAGTACCATTTATACCAATGATTGGTTTTGTACCCCTAGTATTCTAGTTCCACTCTTTTTCAAAAGTGTACCAGTGGTCGGCGCCAGCACAATCGCGACAAGCATCTACAACTAATGTAACTTTCTCCTCGAATGTTAAGCTATTTAATATTGCTCCTAAGTGCATTTCAACTAACTCATCTGAGTTTAAATAAGAATGTGTGTAGTTGCCCAATCCAGTTATTAATCGAGAAGCATTATTTTCAGGGCTTAAGAACCTGCTGCCTTGGTGGTAATCCCCAATTGGGTCATTCTCGAGTATTTGTTTCCAAATTACTTCTAGTCCGATAGAATTTCTAACCTCTTCTACGATTGCTAAAATTTGATCTTTGTGTTTTAATGCGCCCTGGTAACCTGAGCCACCAATACCATTACATTTTACTTCTTTTGTGTTAAATTTACCCATGATTTATTTATTTTAATATTTTCCTAGATGTGCATTAAACTCTCTCATTTCTTGTTCCTCATATCTTCTTGATATTTCTTCTGATCTAAGGACTGATTTGTAATCAAAGATGTAAGCTTTAATTGCATTAAGCTTTTTATCCATTTCTTCAGGTGTAAAAAAGTCCTTTTCAATATGGAGGTCTGAAAGATTGCTTGCAATTCTCATTAAAACATCTTGTGTTTCTACAGTTGCTCGTTCTCCGTACTTTTCTTTAAATTCTTGATTTGTCATTTGTTCTTTGTTTTAATTACAGTATAAATATAATAAAAAAAAGCCAAACAAAAAAATGTTTGGCCAATTATTTTAAAAAAAGTTATTAACAATTTAGATGAAAGCTTCTATTTTCTTTTGAAGTTTTACAATTTCCTTAGACAACTCTACAATAGTTCTTTCTTTCCAGGTAATATTTATATTTTTCCAATATTCTATTTTTTTAGCAATACTATCTTCCATTTCTTGATTGTAATATGCCTCGTCATTATTGTAATTTTTGGCAGCATCCCTCTTTACAATCTCGTCCCATGTTGGCCAGTCATACCAATCACCACCATCCTTTAATGCTTGGATAATTTCGTCATCATTCATTTTTGAATTAATTGCAACATCTTCTTCTGCTTTTGTAATTCTAGTTTGATATCGATTAATTTCAGTATTTAACTTTTCGAGTTTAGACAGTTTCTTGTATTTTGCATCATACTCTTTAGTAAGTGTACTGATACCTGTCTTTGGTAATCTTGTTTTGGTAATATATCTATANTGAAGGACTTGTATATTATTTCCACCTGCATAAATTGCTTCGGTTCTAAAATCATACACTTCTCCATCTCTCTGAATTTTAGCGATTATTTCAATGTTACCTTTATTTCCTTCGTTTGATTGAATATCTACTAATGTATCGGATGGTAGTGTATATTTTTCAACCGCTTTAACCATATCTCTAATTAAGGATATTCTCCAACTTTCTCTATCATATTTTGTGATAATGTTTTTTGGGAATTTCTTTCGAAACCACGTTTCGATTTCTGCTGCCATCTCAGTAATGGTCTGCTCCAATGAATCTAAAATAACATTCATAATGTCATTTTCCTTTGATTCGTTTATAAATTGATTGTATGATTTTAGCTTCTTCATTTATTATATATTATCTTTAATTATTTATTATATATTATCTTTAATTACAGTGTAAATATAATAAAAATATTTGACACTAAAAAACTTTTCGGCAATTATTTTGAAAAAACTTTGCTCCTAAACCCACGAAATAAAGTGGATATATAATATGTTACACTTTTAATATAAAAATAAATGAACCAAAAAAACAAAAGAACTAGAATCACTACGGTGGAGCTAGAAACAACGGTTAGCAAACTTCCAGAACCGCAAAACGAAGTTAAAGTAGATGACATCAAAAATGACGCAGATTATTTTGATGCAGACGGAGGATTTGATTGGGATGCATATGAAGCAACTTGCCCATCAAGAACCAGAAAACCAAACCCACATATTAAAACTAGAAAAGGAGACAAGGTCTACTCTAGAGAATCATATGCTCAAGAGCTATATGATATGATGGAATCTAATGGATATCATGATTGTGTACCTGCAGTTGACGAGGGCTCAATATACAATGGTACAATCTATGGAGTCTCTCATGATTTTATATCTGTGGATATTGGCTATAGAGAGCTAATCTATGTTAAGTATGAAAAGGAGACAGATGCTGTTAAGGCTCTAAAACCTGGAGATGAAACTGCAGTATTAATTACTGGAGCTAAATCAAACTCACATATACTTGGATCTATTAGCGGTGGTGTTAAACAAAAGATCTTCTTAGAATTAAGAAATAGCGTTGAAGAGGGTAACACTGCATACGTTGGTACTGTAACTAACATGATCGAGAATGGTGGTTATATTGTGGATATCCAAGGTGTTGAATGTTTTATGCCAGGTTCACTTGCTGGAATTAACAAATTAGTTGACTTTGAATCTATCATCGGTACTGAGATGTATGTAGCTCCGGTAACTTTCTCTGCTGAAAGAGGTACAATTGTAGTTTCACACAGAAAATACTTACAGGCAATGATACCTAATGAGATTGAAAACATTAAACAGAATATGGATTCTGAATATGTTGGTAATGTTACAGGTACTGCTAAATACGGAGTGTTTGTTGAATTTAATCAATGTTTAACTGGTATGATTCACATTAATGATCTTGATGAAGAAACAATGCCATTATTTAAGGCTAGAGAAATTAAGCCAGGTGATGAAATTAAATTCAAGATTAAGGATATTATCACAGATACTAAAATTACATTAACTCAAAAAGATAATGCTGTAGTTAACCCTTGGGCTGATATCAGTAAAAGGTATCAAATTCCTTCTACAGTTGAGGCAGTAGTTAAGACAAAGAAAGAGTACGGTATCTTTATTAATATCGAAGAAGGAGTCACTGGATTGCTACATATTAGTGAATTTGATGAAACTTTAATGAATGTATTTAATCCAGGAGATAAGATTACAGTTCAGATCACTAGAATTGATGTTGAAAGTAAAAAGGTCTTCTTGAAACTACCTTAAACTAAAGTATTTTAAGAGTGATATATATTCAAACGTAATATCATACTCTTACAATGCAAAAATTAAATAGGAATTCTGACCGCAATAGTATATTAAACTCTGCTTTAGTAGGTGTTGAATTCGAATTTTATTCTAATATCGGCCTAGAAGAGACTCGCAAATCTGTAAGCTCTCTTCTAGGTCGACCTATTAGACTTGAAACCAAGGCGCATTCTGAATTCCAGCCTTCTGCTGATGAATTCAAAATAGAGCCAGACATGTCAGGTGGTAAAGGTCTAATGGAGCTGGTAACAGGACCTATTCCTTATAGAAATGCCAGAATAATGATTTCTAAAATGCTTAATTGGATCCAAGAGAATGGATATACCAATGATAGAGCGTCTATACACATTAACCTATCTTTTGATAAGAAGTATTTAGAAGATCCTGCTATGATTTCTAAAATGAATGTTTTAAAATTTATTTTAGATTTTAATGAAAAGCAAATCTATAAATTCTTCCCAAACCGAGAAAAATCTGTTTATGCAAAAAGTATTAAATGGATTATGCCCAAAGATGAGGCATATTTCTTTGATGGTAGTAATATCTCTTCGATGAGTTATAAATTTGCAGATACTAAATACTATGGGATTAACTTCTCTAAAAAAGAGAAGAACTATCTAGAGTTTAGATATTTAGGTGGTGCAGATTACGAGAAGAAACAGGATAGTATCTTCTATTTAATTGAGGTGTTTTTGATGCAGATGTGGAATTCTTGTAATAATCCACTTTTTACAGAAGAGAATAAGATTGAGCTTAGAAAGATTCTTAATAAGAACTTACCAGTTATAGAGTCATTAAAAGATTACAAGAAGATAAACCAATATTGGCCAGACATACACTTAATGGTTGACCTACAGGAAAGTGACCAGATTATTAAATTATACTGGGCTAAAATCAAGAAGAAGGTAATGGACTTAATTATTAACGGTGGCATGACCGCTGGTAAAATTAACTACGACTCTGATTTAAGTAAGGTTCAAATTAAAGATGGTAAGTTTGGCATTTGTTATCTATTGGAAGGCTATGATTTTATCAACTGTGAAATCGGAGGTAATATAGAGACTTCAAACTTTTATGGCTGTACTATAAAGGGTGCTAATTTAATTAGATGTGATTTCTATAAAAACTCTAAAATTGTAGAATCTAAAATAGAATCATCTTATGTCCATGGAAGCTGCGAGGCTACTAACTGTTATGTCTTTGGAAGAGATGGCATCTTTAAAGGTAAAATGGTTGGTGGTATATTTAGAGAGGGCTTTATGAGCAATGAGGCCAGATTTGAAGATACTGAAATTGTAGTAAGTAAAAAAATAAAATAAACTAAAATGAGTGAAATTAGAAGCGGTAGTATTGATAACTTAAATACTCCAAGAGACTTTGGTGAAAACTGTTTAAACGCGTTTCTTGCTGAGATTAGTGATGAGATTACTGGTGCATGTATGATTCCAGTACAATTACCTCAAAGAGAAATTATCAATATCATCAATAGAGCAAAAAAGTGGATGTATAAAAAATACGAGTATTCTGTTAAAGAGAATTATTATCATATCCCACATGATGTTTTTAAGACTGAATACTTTAAACAAAATAGAACATTAACATTGCCTGGCCCAAGTGCAGATGGTGGCGGTGGAGAAGTCTATTCAGTACATGGTGTATATGATTTAGCATCTGGTTGGAATGGTGTTGGTATGGGTATGGATGTAAGATTCCAGTCTGGTTCTGACTTCTCGTTAGAGAGAATGTTATTTAGAGGTATGTATGAGGGTTCTGGTATGGCCGAGGCCGCAGAAGAGCTACAATACTATGTACTTAACGCTTCATTAGCTGATATGTCTAGACAGATCTTAGAGAATCCAATCTCTTATAATTACTCTCAATTGACAGGTGACCTAAAAATTATGGGTGATACTCCAAAAGGTGATGTAGTTCTTGAAGTATATGAGACTATTAAAGATTGTGCATTATATGGTGATGAGTTATTCTTTAGATATGTTAGTGCTAAAATTAAACAATCATTAGGTGCTAAATTAGGAATCTTTAAATTTGCAATGCCTGGAAATGTTGAATTTGATTATGGTGCAATTAAAGATATGGGCGATGAAGAATTATCTATAATTGAAGAAGAAATTAAAGGAGATGAAGGTGTAGACTGGATGTTGCATAGTTAATTAAGATAAATAGTAAATGGAGATTTATATTAAAACAGTAGAAGACCCTAATCACGAGCCTAATAAGCTCCATGTTGAGGACGAAATTCAACAGCTTATCACGCAGATAGAAACTATTCTATTTACGAGAAAGGGTGATGTCTTAGGTATGCCTGATTTTGGGTGTAGCTTGGAGGATATGCTATTTACACTTGGATTTGCAGAATATAAAATTAAACAAGAAATAAGAAGTCAGTTGAACGCATATTGTCCACTGGCTAATAAGCACATGGTTAATATTGAGGTTACTTTTGAGAAAGGTGAGGCAAGAGATATTGGCTATATAGATATTAAGATAAATAATACACATACGGTATCTGTGCGTGCATAAATTATAAGTAAAACAAAAAATGGCCGAACAAAAATTTTTAAATAGACTTAGGGTAACTGCTAATAATATTAGAGAGGATGCCTCTTCATATATCTCTAGGGTATATAATAGGTCTAGTGTTCTTTTTACTACAGCATCTCCGTTTGCACAAATTATCTCTGTACTATCTGATATTACAGAGTTACTTATGTTCTATATTGAAGACTCTGTTGTAGAACAGAATATTTATACAGCACAACACCCAGAATCAGTTTATGGAATGTCAAGGCTTACTGGACATGATGCAACTAGAGGTTTTGCTGCATTTGGTGAAATTCAGTTTAGATGGAAGCCAGGTGCTGATATGTCAAAAATTGCAGGTAATGGTCTTGTTATTGATGGTAGATCTGAGATTAAGTTTGATACGAATGGTATGACTTATACTCTATTAACTCCAAGTGAATATTTTAGAATTGACAAATCCAATTTCAATAAAACAACCGTTGCTATCATACAAGGTGAATTTGAAACTCAAACGTTTACATCAACTGGTGAAAAAATGCAATCATTTAATGTTAAGA